TCTTCCGATCTATACGCACATTAACTTTTTCGGGACCCTGTCAGTTTTCCCATATCGCCGCCTGTACGCGCGCACATTGTTAAAAAATAAACTTTTTGGAAATTTGCAATTTCCTATTGACAAATACTGCTTGATACTGTATAATAATAGACAGTTAAGGGAGGATAAACCGAGGCTTAACAATAACAAAAAAGGAATGGTAACAGTGACAAAAAACGAGCGTCAAGGCATCAACATTATTTGTGAACAGATGTATGACTATGTAAAGTATGAATGGAATGACAGAATGGAGCCATGGAGCGACTGTGGCAGACTCAGGGCGTGTCAGGCGCGTGTTTATGAAAGCAATGATTATATTGTTCTGGTGTCATATAACACGCTGGTCGCCTTTATTGACAAGAACGAAGAAATCTTTGTTGATGTTCTCCGCCTTGTTTGGGGTTACACTGCTACATCTGCGCAGCACATTGCAAAGTTTCGTCAGGACTACGGGCACGGGTGCCGGGTGCTCAGATATGACGACAGGGGGTGCTGAGCATGCGTATTAAACTTGACAATAGCATGATTGATTTCTACCAACAGCAACTCGAATATGCCACTGAGAGACAAAAAGAAATGCGGGCAGTTCGTGACACGTATAAAGCAAAAGCATACATGGAAGATGAGCCCGCGTTGGTTATGACTTTCGTGGTCCGCGCTGAGTTGGCTAATGATGCATATCTTTTTTGGACTTCGCAAATAGCGTCAATCCGTTCTAAGCTGAATTGATTTTGGCTCATGCCGTCGAGGTTTTCGGCGGTATGTACGAAAACCAATTAAGGCAGGTGAAAAAACAATGTACGCAATAGGTGTCAAGGATGGCGTTATTCGCTGTGGCAATGATGGTATAGTCAAGCTTACCAGTATGTCAGGCCGCAAAATCATGGAGCAGACCGAACAGCTCCGGCGCATAAATGATGCTGTCTACCTTGTCACGGATTTTACTCAGCAGATGTGCGAAATGCCGCATGATATGCTTCTAAGGTATGTCGTAAGGACGGGGGATAGAATAGAATGAAAATTCGTTGTTATGACTTGCATACCACCGTCAGTCTTGAGATACGCGCCACAGACGGCCACGGTTTCGGCCCCGATGTTTTTCACACAACACTGCTTGCACAACGGATATGGCAGGGCGAAAAAGAAGTGCTCATGTCAGCCGCCGAGCTGGAAGCGCTTGTTGAATGGATAACTCACGAATTGTCTTACATCAATAATGGCGGCTACAACTACGTTTTGGTAAAACCAAATCCCGGCAAAATGTGGGTGCTCGTAAGGGGTGTGTATTATGACCCGTAAACAGCTATACGCTCTCTGCACTCAAGTCGTCCACAAGACGAAACCGTATGAGTTTAGCAGCATACGCAAGCAAGCCACGTTGCATGAGTCGGAGTACAGGAAACGCACACTGTCTGTTCTGCTGGTTGAGCACCGCATGACAGCTTGTGTCTACCGTGGAGCTTGCTACATCTTCCCGCTTGACAGCGATACTTGCGTTAACGTACAAGGAAACATCATTTCCAAATTCGCTACAGACAAGGGTGCAAAAACCAAAGTACGGCTTTATCCAAATCCGGCGCGGCTGCTCTTCACGGACGAACAGGGCGACGTAAAAGGCGACTATTATTGCCTGTCGGCGCAAGACTGCGACTACGCAGACGTAATCCCAATTCCATATCGGAGGTTAAAATGATAGCAGAAAAATACGTGACACCAGAGTTTCGCAAAACCCACGCACTTGACGAGATTGCCAATCTCAAGGGCTATTTGAGAGACTGCATCAACGACGTTATCGAAACCACGTGTCTGACAGACCCGGTTGACATAGCAGGCTCCATGGTCTTTCTTGAGGTATACGACAGCGTATTAGAGCACCTTTCGTTTATGGAGGAACACTATGGTATCGTATAAAGAGCGCCAGAAAGCTCGGTCCTTTATGTACCGTCAGATTGCGGAAAACTTTGAAAACCTCGAACGCGCTTTCAAAGCGGCAGTACCGGACAACGAAACCGAGAAATGGCAGCGGAAACTTCTGATTGGTATCTACGCTGACCTTGCGGCTCTCTGCCGAAGTCGTTACCGCATTACTCGCTTCTTTTCCCGCTTCTGAGTTCCAGCCTATACTGTTTCACGTGAAACAGTATACACGGGCACTCAGCCCGACATGTCACCCGTACAAAATAATATGAAAAGGAGTTCATCTGACATGAGAGAATCCAAAATCACCAGAACCATCACCACCACCAACGCGACTATCCTTTGCCTTGACGTAGAAGCAGGCGAACCGATGAACCGCACGTTCCAGCTCCCCGGCGAGTACAAAAAGGAGCGCGACATTATCAAGGCTGCCGAGAAGATTCACGACGAGCCGAATGTGAAGCTGGTCCACGTTGTGGACACTGAGGTCACATCGAAGCTCTACGGTATGCCTGAGAGCCTGTTCCTCAAGTACGCCGAGGAAGTCACCCGCAAGACCGCAGACGCAGAAGCCGAGAGACTGTTCTGCAAGACCGGAGACGCGGAACCCGCAACCGAGAACGAAGCATAATTAAAAGGAGGAACAAACAATGGAGGGCTACACCGTATCTATCCGCGAAACCAGCAAGCAGCTCAGTGCAAAAGAGAGAATCAAGGTCAAGGACACCACTCAGGCAATCAGCCTTGACGACGTGACGCAGCAGGGCGATTTCATCCTGTACCCCGACGCCTACGTTATCCTTGACGTTCACAACGAAAAGGCCAAAGAGGGCAACAGCAAAGACTACGTTAAGTACATCGTCATCGACAAGGCGGGCACCGCGTACACCACGGGCAGTGAGAGCTTCTTTACTTCCCTCAAGTCCATCATGGAGGAAATGGAAGCCGAAGCCCCTGACGAGGAGTATTCCATCACCGTGTACCGCCGCGAGAGCAAGAACTACAAGGGCAAGACCTTTATCACCTGTGGCATAAGCGACTAATCACAATTCAATCTGCACGCACGCGCGGGAGTACACACCGCTCCCGCGCAATCTTTATAAGGGTGGTGTATTCTGATGGGGAAGAAACGCAGAGAAACCAAGCGTAAACTTACAGCGAACCAGCAAGAATGGAAATACCAAATAAAGAACCTCAAGCGCAGAATCAAAGCTTTGGAGAAGTACGCTTACGTTGACTTCGATATACCAGAGCGTCCCGAGCGTGTAACCAAAAAAGACATAGCGAGAATCAAAGGGCTGTGCAGGAAACAGTTACTTGAATACGCTTATGACGTTGACCCGATTACTAATGAGCGCCTGCCTTATGTGCCGCCGAAGCCCAAGCGCAGCAGCCGCAAAGCAAAGTCGAGCGAGGAGCTTGAGCCGCTGCCTTATCCGTCGTCAAGTGAACCTGTGGCTATCGAAGATAAGGTGCTGTCTGAGGTAGAGTTTTTAATCGCTAACTACGCAGGCAACCCTAAATATCCTGCGTTGACCGAGCGGACCCGTGCACAACTTGCGAGTGTGCTTGTGGAGAGAATCGAAGAGGTAGGACGTAAAGCAGTTTCAGAAGCTCTTGAACGTGAGTACAACAGAGAGGGAGTAGTTATGGCTGCTTTGAGCGAGTCAAAATCGAATGTCGCACAAGAGCTGGTCAATAAATTTGCTAAGATTGTATACGGCAGGGCACTTACACAACAGGAAGCAGCAGACATTAACGTCTTTGCCGAGGGCGTAGAAAGCTTCGAGCTTCCTCAATGAAAACCCGCAAGTACCGAACATTTGTAGCGGACTTTGAGACAACAGTATACAGTGGGCAGGAAAGGACCGAGGTTTGGGCCGCTGCAATCGTCGAATTATTCAGTGAAGATGTGCAAGTCTTTCACAGCATCGACGAACTTTACCAGTATATGCTTTCGCTTAACGACAACCTGATAGTATACTTCCACAACCTCAAGTTTGACGGGACGTTCTGGATGTCATATCTATTGACAGATTTAGAATACCCGCAAGCATCAAGGCAGCTTGGTGAATCTAAGTACAAATGGCTCCCTGAAAAGTACATGAACAACAAGTCATTCAAGTACGCAATCTCAGACCGTGGGCAGTGGTATTCTATCACCATAAAAGAGAACAACCACATGATAGAACTGCGCGATTCCTTGAAGCTCCTGCCGTTCAGTGTCAAAAAGATAGGAAAATCGTTTGGGACTAAGCACAAGAAGCTTGACATGGAGTACACCGGATTTCGGTACGCAGGCTGCACCATCACAGATGAAGAGAAAGAGTACATCAAGAACGACGTTCTTGTTGTCAAGGAAGCGCTTGAAATAATGTACCAAGAGGGGCACACTAAGCTCACGATTGGTTCCTGCTGCTTATCTGAGTACAAGAAGTCAATCTCACGGCAGACCTACGTATGGAATTTCCCGAACCTATACGATGTACCTATCAATGAATCGGAATACGGCTCCCCGAACGTCGGGGCGTGGGTGAGAAAATCATACCGGGGCGGCTGGTGCTATCTGGTACCGGGCAAGTCCAACAAGCGGCTGTACAACGGCTGCACAGCGGACGTAAACAGTCTCTATCCCTCGATGATGTCAAGTGAATCTGGTAACAGATACCCCGTAGGCTTACCGCACTTTTGGCAAGGTAACTACATTCCAGTGGAAGCGACAGCAGAGGACCGCTATTACTTTGTTCGCATACGCACACAGTTCCACCTCAAAAAGGGGAAGCTTCCGTTTATCCAAATAAAGCACAGCCTACGTTATAGGGAAACAGAAGCACTTGTTACGTCTGACTTATTCTATGACGGGGAATATCACAGCACATACACAGACTATGACGGAGTAGTAAAACCAGTAACGGTAACGCTAACTCTAACCATGACAGACTATAAGCTCATACTTGAGCACTATCAACTTACTAATTGTGAAATACTTGATGGCTGCTGGTTCAATTCCGAGATAGGAATCTTCGACAGCTACATTGAGAAATACAAAAAGATTAAAATGGAGAGCAAGGGGGCGGTTCGTGAACTGGCAAAGCTATTTCTCAATAACCTTTACGGCAAGATGGCAAGCAGTACAAACAGCTCTTTCAAATATGCGTACGTAAAAGAAGATAAAACTATCGGCTACATTCAAGTGCAAGAGGACGCCAAGATACCGGGGTATATTCCGGTAGGCAGCGCCATTACCAGCTACGCGAGAAACTTTACAATTCGTGCCGCTCAAAAGAACTACCACGGCCCAGATAAACCGGGCTTTGTATACGCCGACACAGACAGTATACACTGTGACATAGCACCTGACAAGGTAGTCGGTATTAAGACACACCCCACCAACTTCTGTTGCTGGAAACTGGAAAGCTATTGGGATATCGGCTGGTTTACACGACAGAAAACATACATCGAGCATGTCACACACGAAGATGGCGAACAGGTTGACCCTTGGTACAACGTCAAGTGCGCTGGTATGCCCGACAAGTGCAAGAACCTGTTTATACGTGGTATGACTATGACAGAGGAGGAGCGGCGAGAGTTGAAAGCAAAACCTGATAGAACAGAGGACGAGCTGTTCCTAACAGCACAGCGATACACTCTTGAGGATTTTAAGATTGGACTCACTGTTCCCGGAAAGCTTATGCCAAAACGCATACGTGGTGGAACGGTGCTCAAGGAAACAACTTATAGAATGTGGGGTATATAATGAAACCAAAGAAGTGCGTTAAACCTGAGGGCTATGTGTTCCCAAAAAGCGGCGATGAATACGTGTCTTGTGACGAGTGCCCCTGTCGCAAATGCGAGTGCTATAATTGCCCCGATAGTCCCGACTGCGAACCCGACCTTGATTGTCGGTATAATGTGTAGATATGATATACTTTAGAATCCTGTTAATAATCTTTCTGGCGCTTCTTGTGTGGTGCTTTATCCAGACAATCAGATAACGGAGGTGGAGAGTGTGTACGGTCTTACTATGGCGCTTATATTCGTTTACTGGATGTTGGGCTAACAGTAACAAAAGAGCTATGCTTTTGCATAGCTCTTTCTATATCTTTAACAAGTGCGCACCGGAAGCGGTTAGCAAAACCGAGACACACCCCGGCGTAACTCAATACGTGCAGCCCGGAGAGCGCGACAGGTGGGACACTTGAAGATATTCAGTTATAGGCGAGGGCAGCAAGCACGGCTTCTTTGGCTCTTAGGTCCTTGAACCGGAAGCAACCCCTCTCAAAGTACCAGCGCAGTTGCTGCAAGAACAGGTCGTTGCGCTTTAGCATAACATAGTTCACGTCATGGTCATCCTTAGTGACTGTTATCTTGTACGGATAGGAGCTGTCTGCTTTGTCAGAACAGTAGATGATACCTGCGTCGGCGTATTCGCGTATTGCGTATTCGCTGCCTTTGTACTTGAGGGTACACAGGTAACGGCTATCGCCTGTCAGCTTCTCAACGAAAGCCGTGTTGTCATTTAGGTACACATTCGTTGCAGCGTATTCAACATACTTTTCCTTAGCAAACGCCCGGTTGAAGCCGCTCTCTTTTTGGGCTGTACCAGCGTTCTCATTGTAGCCCTGTTCAAGTACCCAGCCGTCGCCGCGCATGAAGCGGACTTCGGGCGTAAGCCTTGCGCTGATACCAAGCGCGGTGAAATACGGATTCAGCAGGGACACAGCATTGGACAACATTATAATCGGAAGATAGCGAACAGCTTTGCCCTGTCCACGGGCCATAGATGTGTGGACGCTTAACAGCTTTTCGACCTCGTCCGCACAATAGCTGTTGGTTTCAGATTGAAACTCGTCAAAGAGCATCCACTCCACGTCACTTAGCAGGTGAGACAGTTTCTTAATTGCATCTGCCTTATTCAAGCAGATTGCATATCCACAGGACTTAGCTTCGTCCCAAGCTGGACACTCAAGGAACAGCTCATAGTAGTTGCCCTCGTCTCTACGCTTGCTTCCCATAGTGAAGCCGGGAAAGAACAGGGAACCGATGTCCTTGAAGAACTTGTCCTCGCAGCCTTTGAGTTCTGTCTTGAACCGATAGACAAGGCAGAACTTTGCGCCTGTTTTGAGGAACTTACGCACAAGAGCGCGGCCAAAGTACGTCGTTTTACCTGCCGTTCGGTTCGTCGTACAAATGAATATTTCTGGCGGTTCGCCGTTGATGTCTTTGAGTGAGAGAAGCTTTGTTCCGTCATAATAGATTGATGTTTTGTTATCCATATTGATACTCCTTTGATTATATTGTACCACACCTATTGACAAATGTCAACTCTTTTGATATAATAAATATGATGAAAAGCCACTACGGCTGGTTCATCAAACCGAATAAGGGAGGGGGTGAACTGTTGAGTATGAAAATTATAATCGTGGTTCTTGTGTTCATTCTTGTCGACGTTCTTGTTGGCCTTGCTAAGTCTCTTACCAACGGCAGCTACAAGTCGGCTCTTATGAGAACAGGCTTGTACCACAAACTCGGTGAAATACTTGCTGTAGGTTTCGGCGTTCTGTGTGAAGAACTGTTTCCGCTTGCTGGTATCACCGTGGGCGTTCCTATTGTGACTTCCATCTGCGTCTATATTATTTTAATGGAAACCGGCAGTATAGTAGAGAACTTATCAATTATTTCCCCCGCGCTGTCGTCTCTGCTTAATCGCGTATTTAACGGCTATAAGAACGCCGAGGAAGAGACGGAAGAAAACAACACAGAGGAAGAGACGGAAGAAAACACCACAGAGGAGTAACACAATATGGCTTGGATAACTGGCAACAGAGTTCTGACAGAAAGTGAAATGGAACACAACGCCATAGAAGTCTGGAATAGCTTCAAAGTTTGGGACTGGACATTGAACGCTGTTGCTGGTATGCTTGGCAATATGCAAGCCGAGAGTACCATAAATCCCGGTCGTTGGGAAAATGGTGTTCCTTATGGTGGCGGCTACGGTCTCGTCCAGTGGACACCATACACCAACTATTCTAACTGGGCTGGTGAGGGCTGGGAGAACAACGGCACGAAACAGGTGTCAAGAATTATCTATGAATGGGAGGGCAATTACCAGCAATGGATAGCCACAGGTCGTTACCCCTTATCATTCAAAGAGTTCTCGGCTTCCACCCTCACCCCGGAGTATCTTGCGTCCGCTTTCCTTTATAACTATGAGCGCCCCGGAGACCCGGGGGCCACAGAAAGCTACCGTCAAGCTTGGGCGCGCAAGTGGTACAACTATCTCGGCGGTGTTTCTCCCACCCCTACACGGTCTAAGGGTATGCCCGTGTGGATGATGTGCAGACCCAACTATAAAAGGAGGAGAATTTACTAATGGCAATACTCTCAACAAGAGAAGATTACGCAGCAAGAATACAGACGCTTGTCGGTGATAGAAACGACGACGACACTCTCAGCATTATACAGGACCTCACCGAAACGTATGACAGTTTTTCCGGAAGCACTGGCATATCTCAGGCAGACGTAGACGCAGCCGTCGCGCAGCGTGACAACGAATGGAGGGAGCGCTACAAGAAAGCGTTTTTCTCTGGCAAGCCTGAACCCATAGACGGCGACAACAAACCGCCGAGAAACAATCCTAAGCCGAACCCCGGCGACCCCGACCCCAATGACCCGTCGAATTACGACGAACTTTTCAAATCTTAAAGGAGTGATTATCAATGCCCCGTAGACCTACCGTTTCTTCCCTCAATGCCAATAGCGTTGGCATTGTAAACGCAATACGTAATCAGGCTTCTGCTGATTACTATCAGGCAGTCCCTAAGGCTGAACAGACTACCGAGAGCATCCGTGCTGTAGGTGAAGCAATCTGCGCTTTTCAGCCCCGCATGAACGAGTTCGTTACAGCCCTTGTCAACCGCATTGCCCGTGTCGTCGTCACGTCCCGCATGTACCAGAACCCGTGGGCGTTTGCCAAAAAGGGCGTACTGGAAATGGGCGAGACCATCGAAGAGATATTCGTTGACATTGCCGATGTCCACGCTTTTGACCCTGAGGACGCAGCCCAGACCGTGTTCCAGAGGAACAAGCCCGATGTCAAGAGCATGTTCCATGCTATGAACATGCAGGCCCAGTACCCTGTCACTATCTCCCGTGACCAGCTCAAGCAGGCGTTCCTCTCCCTTGACGGCGTGACGGACCTCATTGCACGTATCGTCAATTCCCTGTACAGCGCAGCCAACTATGACGAGTTCATCATGTCCAAGTACATTCTGGCTCGTCTGGCCCTTGATGGCTCCCTGCCGAGCAAGACCATCACTGCCGTAGCCGACGAGGTTACTGCTAAGGACGCAATTATCAGCATGAAAGAAGCTCTCACCAAGTTCCAGTTCATGTCAAAGGATTACACCATTGCTGGTGTAAACAACTTCGTTGAGCAGGGCCGTCCGTATGTCATTACCACCGCTCTCTTCGACGCGCGTACCGATGTTGATGTTCTCGCAAAGGCGTTCAACATTGACCGTGCAAACTGGGCTGGACAGCACATTACCGTTGACAGCTTTGCTTTCAACGCTGGTGAGCTGGACCGCCTGAAAAAACTGCTGGAAAAGGATAACAGCTACACGGGTATCTCCACCGCCGACAACACTGCCCTTGCCACCATTGAGTGCATCGCTATCGGCCCCGAGTTCTTCCAGATTTACGATGTCCTGAACGAGTTCACCGAGATATACAACCCCAAGGGGCTGTATTGGAACGAGTTCCTGAACATCTGGAAGATATACAGCGCGTCGCCGTTTGAGAACGTGCTCATGTTCACCAGCTCTGACGCTGGTGTTACCGCCGTCACCGTGAACGGCCCCGCGTCTGGCCCTGCTGGTGATACGTATGTGTTCACGGCTTCTCTGTCCGTCACCGACTTCACCAATAAGGGTGTTATCTGGAGCGTCGCTGCTGGCACTGGCGGTACTGGCAACGTCACCATTGACCAGCTCGGTCGTCTGCATGTCGGGCCGGATGCTGCTGGCAAGTGGACCGTTAAGGCTACCTCTGTTGCTGATAGCACCAAGAGCAACACCAAGGAGTTCACGGTCTCCTAAATCCCTATCATACAAGGCCCGAGCACATCGGGCCTTGTTTCTTAAAGGAGTGATTTAATGTATATTGCACCCAATTCAACGGTACAGTTGATGACCAATATACCGCTGGACCCGTCGTATACGAATACACTGTATTGGCTGAGCGCTGCACAGATGGAGGAATATATGGCATCGCACGTCCTCAAGGCGTATCAAGCGCAGAGTTATGTGCATAAAGACCGTGGAGTGCTTCGTCTTGAGGGTGACATGGGCATTTTCGCAGAAGTCAACTACATGCGCTTCAAAAACACCAGCTTTGAAAACAAATGGTTCTACGCTTTTGTCACTGACATTAACTATGTCAACAATGAAGTCATAGAGGTAAGCTTCCAGATAGATGTCATGCAAACTTTCTTCTTTGACTACAATGGTAAGCTGAACCAATGCATGGTGCTCCGCGAACATAGCGCCACAGATGCCGTTGGAGATAACATCATTGACGAAGGGTTAGAGTACGGCGACTACGTTCAAGCTGGCCTTGAGTTTGTAGCTTCGCCCCCTGCTGCAAATCCGTGGAAATTCCTTGTTATAGCCACGCAGTCACCCGCTGGTGGCCAAAATAGTATGATACGTGACAACATCGGTGGTTCACTGTATGTGCAACCGTGTAACTCCGCTGAAGAGCTTGAGAATACTCTGAATCTTTATCTTGAGGGTGTAACATCTTCTCTTGAACCGATTATAGGGATTAACCAGTTTCCGTCTAACTTTGTCAACGACTCAGGGATTGCTGCCCCGTTTGTGTATCAGCTCACAAATGACCAAGCTATAGGCTTGGGGCCGTTCCGGTGCTATGACCCATCGCCTGCAACGTATGACGCATACACACCTGTTAATAATAAGCTGTACTGTTACCCCTACAACTTTATGACGTTTGAAAGTCCTGATGGCTCGACCGTGTTCTTGAGATACGAAAAGTTCAAAAACCATAACGTTCATACGTTCAGGCTGTATGCAGCTACTTATCCGTCAGTCCAGTCACAGTGTATGCCCCTTGACTACGAAGCAGATAACGGCTCACTTGTCTCAAGCCTTTATGCTTCAAACTACCCTACATGCGGTGTAGCGTCTGACGCGTTTGCAGCTTGGTGGGCACAGAATAAAAACAGCTTGCAGACAGGGCAAGTAATAGACATTGTCACTACAGGCTGGGGAGCTGTTAAGGGCGCTGCCCGTTCTGCACTTAGTGGCGATTTTGTGGGGGCACTGGGTGATTTAGGCTTAGGCGCTCTCGACACAATCGGCGCTAAACACATAAGTGACGCAGAAATATCTGCGAAACAGCTTGACCATAAAGCTGTACCAGACACCGTTGTGACTAAGGCCGCTGGTGGTGGTGTGCTTTGGGGACAAAACCTCTACCAGTATAAAGTGTATTACACTAAGATTCACCCCGACTATGCCCGGATGATTGACAGCTACTTCACGCGATACGGCTATGCCGTGAAGTCCATAAAAACCCCCGCTATCGCTAATCGGCCTGTGTGGAACTATATCCAGACTAACGGCTGCACTCTCAACCGCACAGCTAACGTCCCCGCTGCTTTTGAGCGCGACATTTGTGCTTGCTTCGATAGGGGTATCACGTTCTGGAAGAACGCCGGACAGGTGGGGCAGTACACGGCAGACAACTCCCCGCAATAAGGAGGTAGAAAGTTGGCAAGAAATAAGAATCAGTTCAGCGATATGCTCACCCTCAAAATGAGGACGTGGGACTATTACTGGGAACGTCTCAGCAACATCGCACTAAGCGTGTTTGAGTGGAAGAATCTACCAGACACCGTTGACCCGCGATTCCTCGAACTGTCAATCTATCGTAACGGTATGTGCGTGTTCTTCAAGGACCCTGTGATGGGCTATCTCGCGCTGCCCTGCACGATTGGTGGACAGTTCAACGTGTACAATATCCCGACACAGAGGACTGCATACGCTGCTAATGGCTATCAGATGCAGCTCGACGAGAGCAACAGCGTTCTCATATTCCATAACTACACACATGATGTGCCTGTGTGGGACATGGAAATGTTCGCATCGCGTCTCTGTGACTATCAGCGTACCATCGACATTAACATCCACGCCCAGAAAACCCCTATCGTTGTCATGTGTGACGATAATGAGCGCTACAGTTTCGTTAAAATGATGCAAGACTACGAGGGAGACATACCGCTAATCTTTGCGAACAAGGCTCTCAATACAAAAGACGTTACCACCCTCAAGATTGATGCACCGTTTGTGGCTGATAAAGTCGCGGAACTTCACACTATGGTGTGGAACGACGCTATGACTTATCTCGGAATCAGCAATGTCAACGTGACCAAGAAAGAGCGCCTTATTACCGACGAAGTACAGCGCAATATGGGCGGCACTCTTGCTTCCCGTTACTCTCCGCTGGAAATGAGGAGACAGGCCGCTGCCGAGATTAACAGAATGTTCGGTCTCGACATTGACGTTGATTTCCGCGAGGACCTGTTGATATACCAGCAGGATATCCTTAACAATCCTATGGGCAATGAGGGAGAGGAGGAGGACGAGTGAGCACTTACACAACCGAGATACGGCATGTCTGCGGTATGCTTTCAGGGCTTGACCCGGACGTTGACGATTACCGCGAGATTATTCGTCAGTCCATACCGAAGATATTCAACTTCGACTTCCCCATATTCGACGAGGACCACCGCCTTGAACTGGAAACGAAGATACTCAAGCACTACTATTTCCGTGAGATAGGCTGCGAGACGTTCGGGCAGTGGCGTATGCGGCTGGACACCAAGCTGAATGAGATAATGCCGTATTACAACGACATGTACAAGAGCTTGGATTACCTCAAAGAACCCCTAACAGACGTTGACTATAAGCGCGTCATAACAGGGACGACAGGCGAGCAGAGAGAAGAGAAAAACAAGAGCACTCAGAACATCAGCAATGAGAACACAGGCACTGTCACAGACGAGGGGCAGGGGAGTAATTACTACACTAAGAATCAATGGGACAAGTTCAGTGATACCCCGCAGGGGAGCTTGACGAACGTCCAGAATAATCAGTACCTGACTAATGCAAGACAGCTTGAGGGCACTGACAACACACAGACCACAGACAAAAATACAAGAACTAATAACCTCAAGGGAAAGAGTGACACTAACGGTACGTTTGATACAGCAGGCAGCACCAAGGGAGAGCATGAAACCACCGAAACCGTTAAAGGCAAAATGAGCAGCGTGTCCATTGCGAAAGTTGTACAGGAATACCGCAAGGCCATTGTCAACGTGGACATGCAAATAATCCGTGAACTGGCTGACTTGTTCATGCTGGTATATTAAGGAGGAATACAAATGAGACCGCTTAATTATGTTTGCGCTTTCTTCCAGCCCATCATTCCACTGGTGTATGACAACACTATGACGCTTGTTGAGTGCGTCAATAAGCTCCGGTATAAGGTCAATGAAATGATTGCGGCGTACAATAAGGTGCTGACCGAAATGCAGGTCATTGATGGCACCACCAAAGCTGCTGAGGAAGCTGCTGCCTTTGTGCTTGAGTATGCCAAGTTGCCGCACATCAAAGCACGGAGGACATTTCAGGTCACTATCCCCGGAGATGCGTCCGTTCAGATGACTCAGTTGAACACTCTGTATAGTGACAATATACAGGTGATTGACGCAGTGGGCGCGGTTGACGCAGACGTTACTGCTGGGCAGACGTTCATAGTGGACTGCGGTTATCCGTTTAACGCGCTCACTGGGAACCCGTCCGGGTTTACAGCCAAGCTTGCTGAGAATGTCTCGTTTGAGGACGAGGGCAGCACCTACGGCGGGAATGTCATTCAGAATCTCGGTGTGGAAGTTGAGGTGCTTTCTCGCAGTGTGGACCCGACGAACTACTACCCGAGCATACGCCTGAAATTCTCAAGCACAGTAAACCACGTCAAGGGCAAGATATACATTCATTCCACTATGAAAGCTGGTGCATAATATGAATGTGATAAACATCACGGTTAGTCAGCAGACTCTCAACATAGGGAAAAGCTTGATAGCTGCCAACACCTATGACTTCATCAACGTCAATGGTGAGTTCTCACCTGAGTGGAAAGAAGCCAAGAAGTGGGTACACATCTATCAGCTTGACTCGGACGGGGAGAGACGTGTGACGTACTCCTGTCTCATGGATGCCGAAGATAACGTCACTGAAACCGCACACTTGAACCTGTCTGCGGGTGAGTGGTTCATGTGGGTGCATGGTGTTATCTATGACGGGAAAACTATCAGACAGAGACTCACCACCGATGTGAAGCCGTTTACGGTTGTTGACACTGGGGCGTTTTGGGACAGCGAGACAATGGAGCCTGTTACTCCGTCAGACGCTGACCAAATAATGGGCGTTGCTAATGATGCCAAGAAAACGGCTGAATACGTTAAGTGGCTTGCTGAAAGTGGCGCTCTTGATGGCGCTGACGGGCCCCAGGGTCCTGCTGGACCTGAGGGACCTCAGGGGCCTAAGGGCGACGCTGGCCCGGGCTTTACGATAAGCGGAACTGTTGCGACTACCACAGACCTGCCGACTGACGTAGAAGAGGGAACTTTCTATAATGTAGGTACGGAAGCGCCGTATACTATCTACCTGTACTCTGACGGGAAATGGGAGAGTCAGGGCACTTTACAGGGGCCGTCCGGTGCTGTGTTCACCCCGAGCGTCCATGATGGTGTTATAAGCTGGACTAATAATGGCGGGCTGGTTAATCCGACTCCGACTGACATCCGGGGACCCAAGGGCGATACAGGCAACACCGGACCCGCTGGCCCGTCCGGTTCTCAGGGTCCTGTTGGGCCCACCGGACCTCAGGGTGTACAGGGCGTCGAGGGACCTGTTGGCCCTGTTGGACCTGCTGGACCTCAGGGGCCTCAGGGTGAAAAAGGCCCTCAGGGTAACGTCGGACCTCAGGGACCTCAGGGTGAGCCGGGCGCTGGCCTGACTGTAAAGGGGACTGTTGCAAGTGAGAGCGACTTACCCACTAACGCCGAGCAGGGTGACTGGTATAACGTGGGTACAAAAGCACCATATGTACTGTACCTGTACTCGGACGGGGAGTGGAAGAACCAGGGCACGCTGCAAGGACCTACTGGCGCTGTGTTTACTCCTGAGGTCGATGAAGCTGGGTTTATAAGCTGGACGAACAACGGCGGACTCCCTAACCCTGCAAGTGTCAGCATCAAGGGGCCTAAGGGTGATAAAGGAGCTAAGGGTGACACAGGCGCTAATGGCGCTACTGGACCTCAGGGTCCGGAGGGACCTGTCGGTCCTGCTGGCGCTAACGGCAAAGCAGGAGCAAAGGGTGACACCGGACCTCAGGGTCCTCAGGGCGAACAGGGACCTCAGGGTATTCAGGGGCCTGCTGGGCCTGCTGGCCCTAAGGGCGATACTGGACCTAAGGGGCCTAAAGGAGAAACTGGCGCACAGGGACCTCAGGGTGAACAGGGACCTCAGGGTGAGCCGGGTCCTAAGGGGGACACTGGCCCTAAAGGCGCAGCAGGTGTTGTTGTAAACAGCGCTAAGTTGGCCGTGAATGGCTGGACATACGACGCTACTTCTAAATTGTATAAGCAGAACATTGCCGCGCCTGACGTTACAGATAGGAGCAGTATAGTTGTCACATATGACAATCAATTCACCGCAATACTTACGAACGTGTGGGCTGATAGTGTGGGCTTAGACGTGGTGAGATTCGTGTCGACACTTAACCCGCTCACTGACATTGACGTGAATATTCTGGTGATAGCATGATTACGGACATTATTCAGTACGACGGACTCAGCTTTCAGTGCTGGGTACTGCGAAATATATCGGTTGACTTTAGATGGCACGACGGCGACTTCGCAATTGTGCACGGGAGCACTGTTAAAGACGGTATGTACGCAGACGTGGCTATATCGCCTGAAAAGGATGCTACGTGCTCATACACCATGATTACCAGCAACAGCACACCGAATATGACCATACACTGTGACAAGTGGGACCTTACACTTGAGATTTGTGTAGACCATGCTGAAAGCAAGGGTGACAACACAAGACTGGATGTGTACGTAAGAAGAAACGGAGCGTGGGTAAAGATAACATGATAATACAGACAAACAGTCACGGAGTGCCACTGTATGCGTTATTTACACAGGGTCCTGAGGTTCCTTCCAACCCTAACGCTGGGCATATACATGTTACAGCCGATGTGTATAGATATGGTGGAGCTATCTACTCTAATCAGGAGCCGTCTGACACCACTGTATTCTGGGTTAAGACTACGCAGGGAACTGACGTTCAAATTCAAGGAGGATACTGGTTCTTAGGCGACGCGGAGTGGTTCTCTGGATATACGTTCGGCGTTGATGGCGTATACAAGTGGGACGGTAGCGCGTGGGTTGGTGCTTCTGGTGCTCTAATATACGACGGTAGCAAGTGGAAGCCTGCTGCACCGACTATTGTTGACCTAAGCAACTGGGTGCTGACTGTCAATTATGAACCCTACGGTAAGGGCTCATATGCGGGCGGGGTGCTAACTCTTAAAGGCGAAAAAGCGTATGGAGGTGCTAATGATGCCTATTGGTCAAGCTACACAGCAAATGACATGATAGACTTGACCCCATATAGTCAGGTTAAAGCGCACATCCTATCTGCTAAGTCCTCTGGATGGCTATTCGTAAATACTAACCGCGGTGATTTGGACAAATGGCTATCAGCTTGGCTCGATAACCTGAACACCAAAGTGTCGATAGCGCAGACAGATAACGAGACAGATGTGTCGCTGGACGTGTCAGAGCTATCAGGACAATATTATGTCGGATTCGTTGTTAACGCTACTGGTGAGATTAAGTCAAATAAAGTGTGGCTATCGTGACAATTAGCTTGCAATGAGAGGGCGCCGTGGGTGCATAACCTGCGGCGCTTTTTGTTGCAAACTGACAGGGTCTCGAAAAAGTTAATGTGCGTAT